GTGCGACGGCGTCGTTCGCGAAGGGTGACCCGTTCGTGACGGGTTCCGACTGGGACTACTCGACGGTGTCGATTCCGCCGAACCAGGCGCAGTTCATTGAGACGTTGCGGATGTCCGCGAACCAGATTGCGGCGATCTACGGCATCGAGCCGCGTGAGCTCGGCGGTGTCGCGAACGGGTCTGAGCTGAAGTATGTCAACGATGAGTCGTTGGAGCTGAACCGTGCGGGGAACGTTCGGCCGTATCTGATCCGGTTGGAGCAGGCGTTCTCGCGGTTGATGCCTATGCGGCAGCAGTTCCGTTTCGACATGGACGCGAAGGTCCGCACGGACACGAAGACGCGCTGGGAGATCGCTGCGCTTCGCGTGGAGATTGGCGAGTCGAGCATCAACGACATTCGGCGCGAGGAGAAGAAGCCGCCGATTCCGAATGGCGACCACTACAACGTTCCCAGTGCTGCGCCTGCCGCACCCGAGGCGCCCACGTCAGTGCCGATTCCGACACTGCCGAAGTAACCAAAGGAGAACCATCATGGCCGACGCTGAGCGGCGATTCACGTCTGTCCCGGTGGAGATCCGCACCGGTTCGGACAGGAGCACCATCGGCGGTTATGCCGCCAAGTTCGACCGGATGAGCCAGAACCTCGGCGGGTTCGTTGAGCGCATCGCACCGTCGTTCTTCAACAAGTCCCGCGGCGACGGGTGGCCAGGTGTGGTGGCCCGTTACAACCACGACGACAACATGCTGCTTGGCACCATGGGTGCTGGCACGCTGCGTCTGGGCATCGACGAGGTTGGCCTGTCTTATGAGGTTGACCTTCCGCAGGCGCGCGGCGACGTGTATGAGCTCGTGCAGCGCGGCGACGTTCGGCAGTCATCGTTCGCGTTCATGGCGTTCGAGGATGACTGGACCACCAGTGACCAGGGTTTCCCGCTGCGCACGCTCGTGTCCGGGCGCCTCATGGATGTTGCGCCGGTGAACACGCCGGCGTATGAGGACACCTCGGTTGGTCTGCGGTCGCTCGCAACGAAGTTCGACGCGCCGCTCGAGGAGGTCCGCGCGCTGGCCGCGCAGAACGAGTTGATGCGGTTCTTCAAGCGCACGGACGTTCAGGAGCCGGTTCGCCGGTCCGCGCAGGCCGCGCTCGCGAAGGTTCTCTCGCTGGACCCTGACGCAACCCTCTGATCCACCGCGCAAGGCCGGGCAGGCGCACCCACCCGGCGTAAGCGGTTCGCAGTAACCACTAGCAGTACCGGCAGGGCGACCCCACCGGGACGGAAATCACCTACACGTCCCGGAAAGGGGACCAGTCATGTCCTTCGCAGACGAGATGATGCGGCAGCGTGCCGACCTCATCATGAAGGCTCAGGAGATCGCCCAGCGCGGCGTTGTCTCGGGCCGAGAGCTTACCGTCGAGGAGCAGACCTCCTTCGACCAGATGATTGCCCAGGCGGGCACGCTCCTGGAGCGCGCTAAGGCGATCCACGAGGGTGAGCAGCAGGCTCACGCTTTCGAGAACTCGTTCCGCAAGAACACCGGCAAGGACGCTGCGCCTGAGTCGCGGCAGTCCGCGGACGACTTCGGCAAGTGGGCCCGTGAGGCTCGCGTCGGCGACTCGTTCGAGATGAAGCGCGTTGCGGGTGCCGAGCGTCGCGCGATCTCTTCGCGTGGCGAGGAGACCCGCGCCATGTCGGCCTCTGGTGGCGTCGCCCCCGACGGTGTGTACGGCCAACTGTGGCAGTACGCGGTCGCCGGGTCGCAGCTCCTGCAGGCCGGTGTCGACATCATCAACACCACGGACGGCAACACGCTGCCGCTCCCTGTCGCCACCGTTCACGCCACCACTGGTACCGCGAACGCGCTCCTCCCGGTAGCGATCTCCGGTAACGGCGCGATCACCGCGAACGACGCGACCATCACCACGGTCAACCTGACCGTGTCGAAGTACGGTTACCTGACCCTCGTCCCGACTGAGCTCGTGCAGGACACGAACTTCGACCTCGAGGGTTACATCTCCCAGGCGGCTGGTCGCGAACTTGGGCGCACCCTGTCCTACATCGGCGCCACCGCCGTCACCTCCGGGTTCACCACGCAGGGTGCACTGGGTCCGGTCGGCACCACGGTCAGCCTCGGCTCGCAGGGCACTTCCGGTATGGGTACCGACCTCCTGGTCAACCTGTTCCACTCGGTCCTTCCGGAGTACCGCACGAACGCGGCGTGGATCATGGCGGACGCCTCGTTCGCGTCGATCCGCAACCTGAAGGCCACCACCGGTGAGATCACCATCTGGCAGCCGGCGCTGACCGCTGGCGACCCGGACCTGCTCCTCGGCAAGCCCGTGTACGTGGTGCCTCAGCTGCCGGTCATGGCGGCGAACGCGAAGCCGATCTACTTCGGTGAGCTTTCCGCGCTGAAGCTGCGCATCGCTGGCGGTATCCGGTTCGAGCGGTCGGACCAGTACGCGTTCGGAAACGACCAGGTCGCGTTCCGCGCGCTGGTCCGCACCGGTGCCGTCGCTGTCGACACCAACGCCGTCAAGTTCTTCCAGAACTCGGCGACCTGATCGGTTGCGGCCGGGCTTCGGTCCGGCCGCTTACGTGCAGGCCGCACGGAAAGGAAACGGCAATGGCTTACACGAACGAGCCGGTCAAGAAGGTCGAGGAACCGGTCCACAAGGGCCCGGGTGGTGGCGACCCGCGCCCGCAGGACCGCCCACCGAAGCATGAGCCGCCCTGGTCGACGCTCGACTAACCGAAGGGACACACCCGTGAAGGTCCGCATCGTCAACCAGCCCACCGGGATTCTGAATGGTCAGCCGTGGCCGGAGCGCGGTGAGGTGTTCGAGGTTCCTGACGCGGCCGGCGCGGACATGTGCGCATCCGGCATCGCTGAACCGGTGGTCGAGGACCGCTCGGAGAAGCGTCCTGCCGCGAAGCGCGTCGAGAAGCGGTAAGCCGTGGCTGACATTCTGACGCTCGCGGAGGCGCGCTCGGCGTTGCGGAAGGTCACCGCGGACACTGTCGACGACGGCGACCTGTCCGGGTACTACATCCCGGCCGTGACGCAGGTCTGCGAGTCGGTCGCGGGCCCGATCATGACGGCCAGCAAGTCGCGCACATTCAACGGCGGCGCGCCGTCGCTGCAGTTGCCGTCCGCCATCGCCTCGGTTACGTCGGTGACGCAGGCGGGGCAGACCCTTTCCGCGACAACCGATTACACAGTGGACCTGGCTGCGGGAATCATCTACTGCGGGCTGTTCCCGGTGTGGGCGACGTCATCCCGAGCCTGCAGAACATTGTCGTGAACTACACCGTCGGGTACGCCTCAGGGCCGTCCGCGGTGCGCGCGGACCACAAGCTCGCAGCCAGGATCATCCTCAAGCAGCTGTGGCAGGCGGACCAGCAGGGTAACCGTCCCGCGTTCGGCACCCCGGACACGGACACGGTCCAGATCGCATCCGGGTTCGCGATCCCGCGCCGCGCGTGGGAACTGTTGCGCCCGTCCGCTGTGATTCCTGGGTTTGCCTGATGGCTCAGTCCCGCAAGGGTGTTGTGGCCGCGATTTTCGCTGATGCGACAACCCTATACGCCTCACAGACCGGTCCCGACGCCTCACCCGTGCTCGTCACCTATGGTCCGCCCGGGTCGAACCAGCCGTCCGCCATCGTCGGAGTGATGGGGTCCCGCAACCCTGTCACGCGCCCAACGATGGGCACGAACCGGTCCCGCGAGTCGCTGACCGAGGTCGATGTCGTCATCTCCGTGTGGGTTCCCGGCACCGAAGCGGTGCAACAGATCGCCTCGGAGAAGTGCCACGACCTCATCGACCTGTTCGAGGCGTACATGCGCACCACAGACAACACGCTCACCGGCGCCTGCCTCGACGCGTGGATCTCGAACATCGACGGCCCGAACCCCGACGTCTCGACCGACGCATCGACTGCGCCAACCGGCCGTATCGCCGAAGCAACCGTCACCCTCACCGCCCGAATTCGCTACTAGGAGCATCCATGCGCCTTCGCAACACCAACCCGCTGGGCGAGGTTGACCTGCCGCTCATCGGCAGGACCCTCGCGGCCGGTGAGGAATTCGACATCGACGACGACCTCGGCGCGGCGCTGCTCGAGCAGGTCGGGAACTACGCATCAACGGAGGGTGAGGTCCAGTGACCAGCACGCAGGATTGCAGCATCGGACTCTCGCCGACCGAGTCCAGCTATGGCACGAACACGACGGTCACCCGCTGGTTCGAATATGTCGACGAGAACCTGGACTTCAACAAGCAGATCAAGCAGGGGCAGGGTCTGCGCGTCGGTTCGCGTGTGGCGCGCTCGGCCCGTCGCGTGGTTGCGGCTGCGGATGCCGGCGGCGACATCACCATCGAGTGCACGAGTAAGGGCATGGGTCTGCTGTGGCAGGCGTGCCTTGGGTCGGGCACGTCGACGCTTGTCGCTGGCGCGACCTACCAGCAGGTGTTCACCCTTGGGGACAACCCGGGCAGCGTCACCGTGCAGAAGGGCGTGGTCGAGACTGGGCTGACGGTGGACCCATACACGTTCATCGGTGGCATGGTCGACTCGTGGGAACTTGCCTTCCCGAACGCCGACATCCCGACGCTGAAGACGACATGGGACTTCAAGGACGTCACGACAGCGACCGGTTACGCCGCACCGTCATATGCGTCCGCGCCGACGCTGTACTCGTTCGCGACCGGCACTATCGCGTCGGGCACGCTGACCGCGCCGACCGCAACCGCGCTCGCATCCGGCACTA